GTGAAGTACCACAACAAGCAAATTTCCCTACAGATTTTGTAAAATTACCAGATGCACCAGATGCATTATTTTAATTAGGAGAGTAAGATGCCTTTCGTAGGAGAACAACCAACACAAGCAGGTAAACTAACTATAACTGGAAGGTCCTCAAATACAATAGTGGAAGTAACCACAGGGGTTTTTATAGTAACGACTCGCTCAGGAACAGTCGAAATAGGAGTAGCATAACATGGCAAATAGATTTCCACTAATTGTTGATACAACATTGAAGGAACTTCCTTCAGGGGACAATCTTGACCTTACAGGAAGTAGTATCGTACTTGGCGGAACCGTAGTAACGGCAACGGGTGCAGAACTTAACTTGTTAGATGGTGTTTCTGGACTAGTTCAAGCTGACCTAACAAAACTAGCTGCGGTGGATGCTACTGCTGCAGAACTTAACTTGTTAGATGGCAAGACTTTCATAGATTCAGATTCTATGTCAGGTGCCAGCGCAACAACTATTTCATCCTCAGAATCCATTAAGGCTTATGTTGATGCGGGAGGAGGTGCTTACAGTGATTGGTCTATTCTTACTACAACTGCAAACTTGGCAGCTAAAGGCCAGTACATATGTAATCATGCAAGCACGGCTTTCACTGTAACTCTTCCCGCCGCTAGTGTATCTGGGGGTAATGATGGTGATACAGTAATTGTAGCAAATGCAGGAGCAGCCACGGTAACAATAGCAAGAAACAGTTCAAACATTAATAGTGCAGCGGCTGACGGTACGCTACCCCAGGGCAATTCAGTCCAATTAGTCTATGTCGATGACACCATCGGCTGGTTCGAGGTATAAATTATGGCAATATTAGGAAAACAAGCAGTATCTACAATACACCCAAAATATTGGCCGTATTGTGATGGTGATGAAGGTGGTATCAGATTGTATGAGTCTACTACATCAAGAGAGTGTAATGCGGCGCCTTTTTGGTCTACCACCAACTCTTTTGCCGACTCTACGTTTGGGCACAGGCAAACTACAGGCTCAAAAACTGCAGACACTTATTATACTTATGTCGATATCACAGGAAGTCACGGAGCTATGGGAACTATAATATTTCCTCAGAATGCCACTACGGCAAGTGGTTTTTACACGATTAAACTTACAACAGATGGTGTTGTGGAAGAGTTCAAAACGTTAACAACCTCTATGAGTAATAATAGGCGCAAGTGGCTAGGCTTTGCTAAAGAATACGGACAAACAAATGACGTTCGTTATCAAAGTGTGAGCGGCTATGGCCTTCATAGGTTTTACGACGAAAATGCGGGAGTCGATGCTTATCCTGGAGGCGGAGTAGTACGGTCTGCACAAGACATGGTTGTGCAAGGTCTCCCTGCTCATCTATTTGACACAAGTTTAAAAGTTGAAGTGAAGTGTAGTATAGCAGGCCACGCCAACGCAGAAAAGGGGTACGGAGGTGTTCTTGCCTACTCATTTCCAAATTAAGGAGAAGATATTATGGAAATTATAAATCATACAAATCCAGGCCAAGCTCCTGTAAATGGGGATTGGATTGAGATAAAGGACGGCAATGCTTCAATAAAAAGAGAGCATTGTGATCCATATGTCAAGACGGCAGAGGATCTAGCACAAGAAGCTAGAGATTGGAGGGATGAAGAGTTAAGAACTACAGACTTTATAGTGCCCGTTAGCGACCATCCACAACATGCAGCTTACATGACGTACAGAACTAAGTTGCGTGACTGGCCTAGCACCGGTGATTTTCCAGAGACTAAGCCTACACTATGAAAAGAGAAAAACCGAACTACATTGATGTAAGAATAGGGCAACTCAAAGAAGAGATGAATAAACCCAACAATGAGTACGATAGAAAGTGGTATAATAGACTCATTCAAGAGTTAGACTGGGCAAAGCAAATGGAAACTTCCCCCACTAAGAATTGCTATATGGAAGAAGAAAAAAATACTTTCTTATATAGATAGTAAAAGGAGTATTAGTATGGCCAAAAAGAAAAGAGACCCTAGATTAAAGCGTGCTAGAGTGTCAGGCTATAATAAGCCTAGACGCACACCTGGACATAAGAAGAAGTCACATATAGTAGTTGCAAAAGTGGGCAATAAAGTTAAAACTATTCGATTTGGGCAAAAAGGGGCAAAGACCGCAGGAAAACCAAAAGCAGGGGAGTCTGCTGCCATGAAGGCTAAAAGAAAAAGCTTTAAAGCGAGACATGCAAAGAATATTGCGAGAGGTAAAATGTCAGCCGCTTATTGGGCAAACAAGGTAAAATGGTAATAAAAAGGGGCTTTCGCCCCCCCTTTTTGTTAGAAGTTATAATAAAGTGCTATATTCGTTTCTTCCGATCCGATTTGTCCTCCTATAACATAATTCCCAAGTTGTTTAGAAATATTTAAAGCCTGATAGGAGTCAAATCCTGTAGCTTTTCCATACTCTAATGATACGTCTACTTTTTCAATGAATGGAATAGAGTAATTTGCATGAATAAAATCAAGTTCAGAATTATCTAAATCTTTGTAGTATGTAACATCTAGATCCCACATATTCATACCGATATATGCCTCATCTACGTCATCATATCCCTTATCCCACTTATACTTTATATACCCCGCATTGACCCCGAAACTATCATTAAAATTATGAGACACACCTGCAAACAGGTCGTACTCAAACTTAGCTTCATCATCAAAATCAACTTGTGAAGCCCATACACCCATTGTAAAAATACCTAAATCTGCTCCAACACCCCCGCTAACAGCAACATTTCCACTGTTTTGAGAGTACCCTCGCCAGAGATAATCTGACGAGACTCCTATATTTCCGCTGAATATCTCACCAGCAAAAACCTGTGTTGGAAGAAGCAACAGTATTGCAACTAGTACTTTTTTCATTTTTTCCTTCCTCCTCTTGCGGACTTACTTGTCCTAATTAAAAATAAAAGGGGCTTTCGCCCCTTTTTGTTAGAAGTTATACTGTATTCTAGCCGTATAGCTTCGTGGAAGTTCTGGAAGTACAATCGTACTACCAAACAAGTTAGGAAAGTTTGCTCGGAAGTACGTTTCATCCGTTAGATTCTTTCCATTCACACTAAATACCCAGTTAGTTGCTTCATATGAGAACCCTAAGTTTACTAGTGTGTATGAAGGTAGCTCAATGCTGTTTGAGAAACCTGAATAAGTCTCCTCTACATCAATTACGCTACCGTTTACAGTCCACCCATTTCCGAAGTCATAAGTACCTGTAAATGATAGTATGTTTTCTGGCATACCAGACCTTCTACTATTACTAGGAGCAGCAGAAACATTCCCCCCGAGCTGTCCTCCAAGTAGTGCACTACAAGGAATGCTTGGTAAGTCTTCACAGCCTATAAAGCTGAAACGATATCCATCATCCTGAGTGTTTAGATTTGTTACTTTAATGTTTGAATAGCCGAGTGTAAGCAATAGCTTCTCATTTACAACCCATCGCACTTCTACTTCTGCACCTTCTGTCTCAGTTGACTGGTTAGTCACAATAGACTGTGCAGAGAAGTCAGTACGCTCTTGCTTATATCCAGATACAGCAAAATAGAGTGCATTATCGAGTAAACTTCCCTTTATCCCCGCTTCGATTAACTCAGACTCATCAAAAGCCCTTTCTCGAAGTATATTCTTAACAGTAACTTCAGCACCTTGTCCTACGATCATTGTTGACTGTGTAGAAGCAGTAACATAAGGAATCAGACCAATAGGTGTATCATAGCTCATACTAAATGTCCATGAAACTCCATCTACGTCATCCTTTGCTTCTAAATCTGCACAACCCGCTACAGGGCAGAAATTGTTAGAGCTAGCGAAAAGAAGTTGATCTTCTGGTTGCCTACTCTCCATGTCAATAGTATCGTAACGTACTCCCGCAAGAATACTGAGACCATTGTTCCATACAAAATCTCCCATTACAGCAAATCCTAGGTTTGTGTACTCACCGATATAGTACTCGGTGTAATCATCATCAATTTGAGTGGCTAGAACTCTCTTTGCGATGGAGGTATTTTGTGGCTGAGACAAGTCACGTCGCCCAAAATACTCATTAGTGTAGTCATCTCCGTGTTCAAAGTCAGTATGACGAATTGAAGGAGAGACCTGAACAGAGGCTGACATGCTATCAAAGTCATATGTCTTTGACAGTATCATCTTGTTCTCAATTACCCAACTTTCATGAAACTGCGAGAAACCATACGCATTTTCGTTCAAGTTGTCATAAGACTCATAGAACAACTGGTTCTTGATTTCCCAATCGTTGTCCAGTGCTACAATTACATCGAAATATAACGTAGTGACTGTGTTTTCCAGTAAGTCTTCTGGGTCTACTAAAACTTGGTTTCCTTTTAGCTTAGTAAGCCCAGGATTTATTAGTGCAAGTGCAGATGTATCACCTACAAACACTTCTAAATCCGCCAGAGTCTCTACAGACCCCGGAGTGAGTGCTCCACCAGCAGCTCCGCTTAAGAAATCAAACCTAAAAGGATTGAAATTCGTAAACCCACTGCCATCGGTATCATACTCTTGGTGCGATACCCTACCGTCTCCATTAACATCAAGAGAAGCGGGAGATCCGGTAATGTATGTCCCATTATCAATCAAGTCTTGAGTGATTCGGTTCCATCCTGCTACTTGGTTACCCGAATAGTCATGATACATACCTCCAAACTGCAAGCGAACTCTATCTGTAATATCCATATCAAAGGATGTTTGAAAGAGATTTTGCTCCACTCCAGAATTGTCATAATAACTATCTGAGTCTTCTACTTCGGTGTAGATATAATACCCTAAATCCTTGCCTAATATAGTAGCTGGTCCGCCTACTTCAGCAGTTACGATACTCTTACCCCAACTGCCTGTAGTATATGAAAAACTACCTTCGGGCATTTCAATAAATTGTCCAGTCTCTTCTATACGTGCCGACTTAGGATTGAAGTTTAAGTAACCACCAATCTTAGAAGGGCCATATATAGGAGAAGCCGGGCCCCTTACTATATCTACTCTATCCGAAGCACCAATAGGTGTTGGATAGTTTCCTGGGTTGTCCAAACGACGCACACCTCTAAAGTATGTTTCGCCTGGAGTGCCTCGTACATCTAATCCACCCGCAACTCCAAAAAAGGATTGAGTAAAGCTGCCGGGGGCTAGTGCAACTAACTCATCGATATCTTGCATGTTAAAACGATCCATCATCTCCTCTGAGATAGTAGAGGCAGATCGTGGGGTCTCTAGTATAGACTTATTAAATCCAAATACAGACTTTACACTCTCACCTGGTAAACTACCGAGATCACCTTTAACTACAATTTCTACCATTTCTTCTGCGGAAACTTGGGAAATACTTCCTAGCAGTACTGCGCTTGCCATAAAACTTTTTACAAAGCGGTTCATTATTGTGTCGCCTCCTCCTGCGATACTTGCGGCTGCATCTGTGGAGCCGCTTGATTTTGTATAGAATTTATAAGATTCATACTTAGTTTAGCAGGAAGCTCCCCTAAACCTTGTAGAATCGTATTTACTTCTTCTATCGTTAATTTAAAATCTAGTGTTTCGTTCATTTAAAAATATCCTGCCAGTTTCCTGTCGTGCTAGCACGAGAGTACTCGGTAGCTCTGTTCTCAAAGAAATTAGTGTGCTCTACTCCATTTAACATGTAATCTAACCACGGCAAAGGATTCGCCTCACTCCCAAATATCTTCTTCAAACCCAGCCCTAGTAACCTACGGTCTGCAATATAGCGGATGTATTCTTTTATTTCTTCTGGTGTTAGATCAGGTACTTCTGCACCCTCGAAACATAGATTAATAAAAGCATCCTCTAAATCTACAGTGCGTTCTGCTGCGCAGTAAATTTCATACTTTAGATCATCTGTCCACAGTTGTGGGTTTTCCTGTACAAAAGATCGGAATAAGTGTGACATGCCTTCGACGTGTAAAGTCTCATCTCGAACTGACCATGTTACAATCTGTCCCATACCTTTCATAAGGTTATGTCTTGGAAAGTTCAATAGAATAGCAAAACTACTAAACAGTTGAACTCCTTCGGTAAAGGCCGAATAGATTGCCATTGTTTTAGCAATATCCATAGGAGTTTCCATACCGAAGTTACCAAGATACTCATGTTTATCAAGCATTTCTTTGTGCTCGAAAAACTTCTGGTACTCATCATCCCTGAAACCCAAGGTTTCTAGTAATAATGAATACGCTTCTTGATGCACCGCTTCCATAGCTGCAAAAGCGGATAACATCATTCTTACCTCAGGCTGCTTAAAGGTAGGAAGGTAATGCTTTGCATACCCACAACATACATCTACGTCAGCCTGTGTAAAAAATCTAAAAATCTGTCCTAGTAATCTTTTATTGCCTTCAGACATCTTTTCTCTGTAATCTTTTAAATCATCTGCAAGGTTAACCTCATCAGGTAACCAATGCATATGTTGTTGTTGTTTGTAATACTCAAAAGCCCAAGGATAGTTAAAGGGCTTGTAATATTCTCTTTCTTCTAATAAATTCATTTTTTCACCAATGATGTACTACGTTTGCTATAATAAGAATTACGCACATTAAATTTGAAAACACTATTACAGTTCTTATTATCGCAACTGCATTATCATTAGCAGGATCAAATCCATCATCCTCGCTATATGACCCCAAAGCGTGCTTCCAAACTGTCCAAACTTTAGCCTTCACAAGCCAAGCACCCTTCTTCGTCTATACTATCAAATATATACTGTCGTAAGACTTCATCAGATACATTTTCTGCACGTTTCATTGCCTCACTTCTTAAATAATATAGAGTTTTTACTTTCTTTTTCCAAGCCATCATATGGATAGCATGTAATTCTTGTTTGGATACATTAGATGGAAAGAATATATTTAAAGACTGGCTCTGACATATATCTTCTTGCCTATCTGCTGCCATTTCAATAACCCAGCGTTGGTCTATTTCCACAGCCGTTTTAAATATTTCCTTAGTCCACTCGTCTAAAAAGTCTAAGTGCTGTACTGAGCCTCCATTCGTAATAATACTCTTCCATACTTCATCTGTATCTTGGTCTATTTCCTGAAGTGCGTGCTCTAAATACTCGTTCTTTAGAAGAGACGACCCTGATTTAGTTTTTTGTGTAAACGCATTAGCCCTATAAGGCTCAATGCTGGGAGAAGTATTACCACAAATAATACTGCTGCTAGCATTAGGAGCCACAGCGAGCAAATGAGCATTCCTAACCCCAGTATTAATCCCGTCAGGGCAAGGGCCACGCTCTTTAGCCAGTTGTCTTGTTGCATTTTGTGCTTCTCCTTTAATATGCTTGAACATCTTAATGTTCCTGCCCTTTGCCATAGCACTTTCAAAAGGTACATTATGTCGTTGCAAATATGCGTGAAATCCCATAGCCCCAAGGCCGAGACTACGCTCTGATTTTGCACTGTTTACAGCTTTCCAGAGTTCTGGAGGTGCTGTATCACAGAAGTGAGTTATTACATTATCTAACATTCTGATTAGATCAGGGATAAAATCTGAATTATCTTTCCACTCATCATACTCTTCCAGATTTACACTAGATAAACAACATACCGCAGTGCGTTCGTTATTAGTTGCAAGAGTAATTTCAGAACATAAGTTAGAATGGTTTACTTGTAGCCCAAGTTCTTTTTGAAATTCTGGTAATGCTGCCTGTACAGTGTCTGTAAACATAATGTACGGTTCACCAGTTTCAACTCTATTCTGGATAAGTTTTACCCAGAGTGTCTTTGCTGAAACAGTTTTAG